CTTTTCTTTTTTTCACTCCATGCTTTTTTTACTCAATAAAGAAACCAAGAAACACTTGAATGAAAAGGAAAGAGATTATTTAAAACAGCTTTTCGGTATGGAATTATCAGGATCAAACATATCGGAAATGCTTTTAGGAAAAATGAAATATGATCCGGTCAAAAAAAAGTTTTACGAATCTGACAAAAGGGTGCGTATTAATTTAACGGAAGGAAAGGCATATGAAATCAGAGATCAAAAATAAAGGGAACACAGAAGAAAAAAGCAAAGGTAATGCAGAAGATAAGAACAGGGGGGGTTTTAAAGAACGCAGATTAAAATGTATCAATACCATGAATCAGGTTAGTACCATCCTCATTAAAGGAAAAAATTATTCTATGGTTAAAGATAGATTGCAACATGTTTTAAAGTTTTTTCCTGAAATTAGAATTGATGAACAAATATTTTTTCAAGATGAAAAAAGAGTTATCACAAAAACTACATTATATATTGGTGAAACTCCTTATGCGACTGGTCACTCCGAAGAAAAAAGAGATTCATCATTCATAAATAAAACAAGTGCATTAGAGAACTGTCTATCATCAAGTTTAGGAAGATGTTTGGCTTCATTTGGATTAAGTGGACAGGAATTTGCAAGTGCAGAAGAAATGACCAATGCTTTAAAACAACAAGGCAACGGACAAACCAACGACAATCTTCCAATAGAAAAAACCACTACGGTTACAAGGTTAAATGCTTTGTATTCAGATTGGAAAACGAAGAACGACTTAATTGAAGGTCGTTTTAAAAAGCAAGAAGAAACCATAAATAAAGAAGGAGGAACTTATGGAAAAAACTGGTAAAGAAAAAGATTTTGTTTTATTTGAATACGATCCAGAACATGAGAAGGCTATTAAAATTACTTTCTCAGGCAATATTAAATTAAAGAATGGATATAAAGGCACAATCTTAGGAGTTAAAGGCACATCCAAAGATGGAAATACTAAATTTATTAGAATTTTTAGTCAAACAGGAGTCCTTTTCAAGGGTGATGATAAGTTCACTGGGGATCTTACCTGGTCAGAAGTGGGCGGAAAGAAAGCACTCATTGGTTGGTTAAATGATGAGGGAAAAATTCTTTCAGGTTATGCCAATGAGCCAAAAGGAATGGTAGCTGGTAAAACGGTAGCTAATAAAGATGAAAAACTTACTTTTTGAAATAAATCAAATGGTAACGGAAGATCCTATATTTTGGGTGGTATTATTTTTGGGGTTTTGTGTTTTCATTTTATATTTACAGAGCATGGATTAATGGAAATGATTGTCGTTTATTTTTATCTTCATAGTATGGTGGTTGAAAAAATTATTTCAACCACCGCTCCCCTCCTTAGTTGTTGGGAGTATGTGCAGCAGATCACCACCTTAGACTACTTGCCTGAAGGATTAAGGTATCAAGGCAAACAAGTTTTTGTCTTTTACTGCAAAGGCTTAGATGGGGGTTGGATTCAGTGAAACCGGCTTTAATACAATTCTTTGAGGATTATGGAAAGCAAAAGGGAACGGAACTTTTTGAAAAATACCTGAATGAAATGGAAGGGATAGAAGGCATCTTTAACTATGCCAAGATTATAAAGCTCTCCAAAGGAGAAAGACCGGAGTTTAATTCGGAAAGATATTTAAGAACGGTTAAACTTTTTGGAAAATCTAATGGATTCTTTCCTATTAAAACCAGTGGCTCATCCATACATAAAAATTATATTTTAGAAAAGAAGAATTGGGAATAATGGAAGATAACGTCAGATTTTTAAATCAAATAGATAAAATGCTTAAACAAAAACAAAATGATTATGGCAATTTTGATACGACCTCTTGGCTTATGACAGGCATATTGGAAAGAATTTTATCTGCCCACAATGGAGTAACGGTAAAAGTACCCAATAGAATCTTTGGTATTTTTATGATTATTTTAAAGCTATGGAGGGTATTAAATAATAAAAAATATAAAAAAGATTCAAGTGATGACGTTCAATGTTACAACGAATTACTTAGGAAATTAGTACAAAATGAGGATAAAGCGAATGAAAAATAAAGTACCGATGACACCGAAGATGTTGAATGTATTGAATTTTATAAGAAAATACGTTAGAAAAAAGAAGTACAACCCTACGTTTCAGGAAATGTGTGATGAGTTGGGTTATAAGAGTAAAAATTCGATCACCGTCTTGGTTAATAAGTTGGTTGCCAGAGGTGAGGTAACTAAAATCAAGGGGTATAGAAGGAACATTGAACTTAATGGTTAAACAAGTACAAAAAGATTTCTTTTATGAAATAGCTGCTAAGTTCTCAGAGATTTTTGAAGATGACAGCACTGAGAAAGCAGTTAAGAAAGCTCATCTTCAAAATACACCTGGTAAGGATGCTAAGATAACAATCACCGATCAGCGCTTTACCAAATCAAATATAAAAGTGGTTGGTGAGGAACAATATGGCGGACATAGAACCAAAAGTGATCAGGGATCTACAAGTCAAGGAAAAGAAAGTGGTAGAGTTGATGTATAAGCATAAAAGACTGTATAGAGAAAAACAGGATGAACAACATCGTATCACTGCAAAGATTTCTGATTTAAAAAATAAGCAAGAATTACTCTACACATAATAATTAAACTTAAAAATGTGTTTAGATCAAGGGGATTCTATACGCCAAATGAAAGGGAAAGGAAAAGTATGTCAACAAGGAAACCGCAGAACCTAAGACTAGCAAGAAATATTGCTAAGAACTTAGTGTTAAAAAGAGTCAAAGACGGCTTAAATCAGACAAAGGTAGCAGAAGCTCTCAACGTCACATTTCAACAGGAACAAAAGTTTGAAGGTGGAAATAATTGCATGAGAGCCGATCAGCTTTTTATAGTTTGCGAAAAATTTAATTGGGATGTTAGAGATTTTGCAAAAGAACCGCTTAATCAAAATGGTTCAACCTTTAATGTCAAAGCTACGTTTGGTCCAGCCAACGAATTAAAGGAACTACTGGATGAAACAGGAGGGAAGAAAATCATAAGAGATTTTGATTTTACTAATTCTCTTATGAAAAAAATCCATAAAGCCTTTGATCGAATTGATAACAGATCAAGAATCTCTATTGCTGAAGAAAATAAAAATGACATTCACACCAGTTAAAGAAAAACTGGATAAGATTGTTGTCTTTGACCAAGCTCAGAGAGAAAAGTTAGACTATCTTAAAACGGTAGTAGAAGCATTTATCAGGAATGGTCATGCAGCACATTTAACCATTCCTGGTTTTGCTAAGACCAAGCCTGAGATTGAAGCCTATATGACCTTGAAAGGCATTAACATTCCTATTCATGGTTACTTAGACCATAAAGGATCTATCATTGTCGAAGATAAGTGTATGTTCCCTAGAAAGGGTAGAATTAAAAAAGATGGAACTAGAAGCTGGAATACCGCTAGGTTGCCTGATGAGCCTCCCTTAAATCATTTAACTCAGGTGGCTATCTACCATCTTTCATCCAAGCTGCCAGTTTATATGTGCTACATCAATGAAAAGGAATATAAAGTTTTTCATGCGGAGAATTGTGAAAAACTCAAACCTGAAAACCTAAAAAAATTAGAGAAGGTTATTTACCACAAGGCATTGGTTCGTCAGAACCTCTTAAAAATTTCCCATGATGTGAATGTCCTGAAGAACTATGTTCAACCGGACTTTGATAATTATATGTGGAAGAACGAATCAGATAATTCTTTAATGGAAGAAGCTAAAAAACTGTGGGAATATTAATCACCAACTAAACGCAGACTTTTTCTTTTCCACATTCCAGTCTTTAAGGTTCTGCCAAAGTTTATTCTCAACCTTTACTTGACCATCATCCTTTTTCATGCAGTTATAATGACCGCAGGTTTTATCTGCAAAGCAAACAAAAGACTCATCGTTGGTCATTTCCTTTTTACAGTAACGACAATTTCCGACAACTCTAATTCGTTGTGCCTTAGCTCTTGCCCAGCTTTTTTTAGGTTTTTTTTGTTCCACCCTTTACTTTATACCCATATTTCTTTGTCCAACGCTTCGCAATTTTAGGTTTGAATTTAAAAAGATAACGCCTTTGTTTCTTTGATTTGAAAGGCATTATTGCCCACCATCCTCCCAATCCTTCAAAGAAGATTTCGCCAAGTTTCGATTATAAAGTTTCTTAGACTTTACTTTTCTTTGATGAAAGTTCGGTAGGGAGAGCAATCTTGCCATTGGATTACTTTTTCTTTTTACCTTTTTTTTTATTTTTCTTTTTAGGCGGTCTGCCTTTTTTAGAACCATAAGTTCCAGGTCCGTAAGGTGTCATATTTTTCTCCTGTGCTATAAGACTTAGCTTATTATATTGTTCTTCGCTAAGACTATCGATTAATTTAACTATGATCTTAAAAAAGTATGTGCTGCTTTCCAATCTTTTTCATTTTTGATTTCAGCAACCACTCTTCTTTCTTCAGCTCTTACATTTTTAGTTTGAGGTTCAGATTTAATACGACCCTCTTCTTCTAAAAGTTCTTCTGTTGGTGTGTCTTTAGCCATACTTAGCTCCATTGTTTATATCCGGTTTTATCTTTAGTTAAGGATTCTTTTCGCCCTCCACCGGCTTTATAAGAGCAATGAATCCACCCTGAATTAATATCACTTTCGTCATAATATTCAAGTATCAGTTGGTCGAAGTCAAAATTATTTTTAATATGACTGGCAACATTTTTATTATCAAAGTTAGGAATTTCAAAGTCAGCAGCAGCTCCGTTGTTTGCACAATGTTGACTGGTAATTTTGCTGTTAATAATTTTACAAAGCTCAGGACTTCTAAATCCTGATGTAATCTTAATGGGTGCTTGGTAGTAATCTCTCAATGGTTGTAGGATTTCAGTACAGAGTAATTTAAAGTTATAAATTTGTGCTTCGTTGGGTTCGTTATCAATGTTGTTTCTTAATGCCGTTTGTGATTGCGTCATTTCCTTTAAACTAAAATTCTTAGTTAAGTTCATGCGTCAGTTTCTTTAGATTTATTAAGTTTATTATTTTCAATGACCATTTCCTTACAGGCAAACTTAATAAACATTTGGTTTTTATTAACATAATCAGCACCCATAATATCCATAGCTCTTAGCGAATCATTATAACCTTGACGCATACAGCTATTCCAGTCTGGAAATTTGGTGTCTTTTGTCCATATAAAATCGCAGGTATCGTTTAAAGCCGAACAAATAATCAGGGTTAATATTATTTTCATTTTTCATCATGGGTGTTCCGAAAGCATTTTATTATGTTTTTTTTCAGACCTGAATTTCTTTTCAAGTTCTGTGATCTTTTCCGTTAATTTTTCAATGTCGGAATTGGCATATTCTAGCTTCTGCAAACACCTTTTGTTTGCACTATCTTTACTTTTACCAGCATCCTGAAGTTCTGCAACTTCCTGTTTCAAGATTCTTACCTGGTCTTTATACTCATTAATGAGTTCATAGGAGGATTCTGTCATACAAAAATTATTTGCGTTTTATAATATCCGCACCTTTAAGTGCATAAATGGAAGACACCACACCAATAAAAATTGCTTGATACCAATAGGGAAGCTGATTGAAATACTCAAAAAACAAATCTAATTTAGTACGTTATCATTACTCTCAATAATTTTACTTTTATATTCAATTTCACCTTTACTCATTTTTTCTGCATGACGCATCCTTGCATCAGACATGAGCATTTTTGTTTTCTGTCTATTTTGATACAGGTGTGTACCAACCTTAAATACGCCTGTCAAAAGATTTATTATTGGAAAAGCCATAAATTATTTATATAGATCCTTGCACAACCAATCAGCAAACTTTTGGCATAGTTTTTTCAACCATTTCATAAGTTCTCCTTATATGGATTAGATTTTAATTACAGTTTATTTTGTCTATTTCGACAGGTTGCCCATTTTGGAAAAACCATACATAGGAACTGACTACCGTTCCTTCGTCAGTATAAAGGCATTTTTTTCCAATAGCACACCCAGACAAAATCAATAATACCAGTATTAATACTATTTTTTTCATAAGTGATCCTTATATCTTATTTCCTTCCTTTGGTAGTATAAAAAATAAATAGGGCAAAGCAACCTATAATAATTGCCCAAGTTTGCCACATTCCATTAGCAATAAAAAGGAAATTCATTATGTCTATAAAATCATTTAAAACCATGCAACATTTTTACCACCTTAACTGCCGTTTGAACTTTATCTATACTCTCTAAAGTTTGCGACTGTTCAGGTGTAAAAGAACTCACATTTTGCATTAACATAAAAGCAACAATCATTTGTAACATCATTTATCTCCTAAATTAATTAGTGAAGAGTTGGCTGTTCAAAGGGTTCAATGGGAGTTTCATGAATCATTTTCATCATGGCTTTATATTCTTCGTCAGCCAGAACTGTTTTATAGATTCGACAAGCAATCGCCATGTAGGTTGCGGCAATTTTTTGAGGGTTGTGTTGCATTGACATTGTCAGTGCATCTTCAAAAACTTTATTATATATGACTTGTAAATCATCTTCTATCATTTTTTATAGCTCCTATAATACAAACTCCACTTTTTATTTTTTCTAATTCTTTATATGTTTTGGCTGGATTTGCTTTAGCCAACTCATGTAGGCTCATGTCCGTTGGAGATTGTTCATACGTTTGTTGTTCTGCGTTTTCTTGTTCTTTGCTTTGACAGCATATACCTGATTCTTCTTTTTCTTTGGTATGCGTAGTGCAAGTTTTTGTTTCGTCTATTGGCATGATTGGCACTCATCATTGGTATTTAAAGTTTTACACTGGCAATCTTGACAAGCACAAACCCCATCCATATCGGAGTGTTCCTGTAAAGAACAGTGGCAATCGCAATAGCAACTTTTACATTTAGTCATTAATCATCCATTTTAGAAATGCTTATAATATGTTTATCTTTTACCATAGCATTAGCTTTTATACATTGATAAATTGCAGAGCCGCTTCTTTCGGCAACCCTTTTCATCTTTAAACAGGTACTCATTTTTTGGTCAGGAACATATAGGTGTTCTTTCAAAATGGGTGGATCTCCTAACCACATTAATAACG